CGCGTCCTCGCCCGCGAGCGCCGCGTTGGCCCTGTGCGCCTCCATGCGTGCCTCGAGGGCCTGCCTGAACACCGGCGAGTCGAACATCTCGCGCTTGGCGTTGTCGTTCTGTATCGCGCTTTTTGTCATGCTTATGCGGCTGTGCGAGATTTCGTACGCGTCGTCCTCTGTGTATCCGATCGTGAGCAGGTCTGCCGCGATGAGCCACTCCTTCTTTATGCCGAGGCGTTTGGCCTCGTTCTGCTTGTTCTTAGATAGGTTCATATTACTCAGTTATTTCTTTGTTGTAAACTGGTATCGCGAAACATGCGCAATTTGGATGAACAGGGATCACACCCTCGAACTTGTCCTTTGGCCAGAAGCCGCAAGCGTCGTCGCATATGTCGCAGTTATATGTGCTGCCGCGCTGTACATAATATCCCGCCAGCGTGTCGTCTTCCATGCCGTCAAGCCACAGGTTCCGCATCCATGCCATCTTCAGTGTCTGTTTCGCCATGTTCACCACATTGGTGCTCCCGTTGTTCGATATTCCGACGGCTCCGTACTGCACGCCACGGCTGCGTATGTATGTCGCAGTGAACTCCTGCCAACGCCTGAAAGCGGAGCGGACTTCGGGCATGTTGTATATCTGGTGCAGGTAGGTCTTTATGCGCGTCGATGCTTGCGACACGTCAAGCCCGGCGTACAGCATCGCCGCGATTGCCGCCTCCCAGTCCTTCATCATCTTGTACATGTAGTTGTAGAGCGTGTCCTCGAGGTTGTTCCCGCCATTGCCGAGGCTGTCCATCCATTCGGTGAGCCTCAAGGCCCGCACGATGTCGAGCGTCACCCTTGTCGAGTATTCGTGCATGAGCCTGAGTATGGCAGCCTCAACCGCGTCCATCACCTCGGCTATCTCGGCCATCATCTCTGCGTTGAACGCGCTCGACAGGTACAGCAGTTTCGGGCTGACGTCATAGCGGTAGCAGATGATGACGACACGCTCCGCTGCGTCTGCTATCAGTTCGTCGATGCGGTCTCCGAGGATGCCCGCGTATTCCTCACGCTGGATGATGAACGCCTTCGCCGCCTCGATGTCCTCCTGCGTGGGGACGCGGTACTTGTCGGTGTCGAGTTTTATCTTAATCGGTTGAGCCATTATATCCAGTCTAAAATTGTCTGTCCATTATATCCTTTCTGCCATATCCACCACGCATAAGCGACTGCACTGCCTTCCTTCTTCCTCGTTGTGAAGTCCGCGTTTTTGGCGCATAGGACGCGCTCCACGCATTGCAAAACCTTGAGGGGGGGGTAGATGCGGAACAATGAATTAAACCGCCCCTTGCCCTCTGCAAACGTCGTTTTGAGAAACATGCAGACCAGGCTGCCGTCAGGGACAAGTTCAAGCGCATGCAGTACGAACTCTTTTGCGTATTTGTATGGTGGATTGGTGACGATTGCATAGTCGCCAATGAAAGGCGGCTCGGTCATCTTGAAAAAATCCTGCACCTCACCAAATCCTCGGTCAATGAGGTCACAGGATTTCACCTCATGCCCCAATTCCTCAAGCCTTACTGACAAACAACCGCTACCACAAGCAGGCTCAAGTATCTGCTTGGGCAGTTCGACCTTTTTAACGAGCAGGTCTATTGCGGCGGGATCAGTAGCATAGAAATCGTTTTGCTCGCGTTCTTTGTCGGTGTGGTTGCTCGCTCCAAGTGTCTTGAAAATGCTGTTCTTGTCGCCAGTCCAGTCGTTGTCTTTTGCCATTTATTTGATAATGTGTTGATAATCAGACAATTAGTGACTTGCGTTCCAGGTTCGCCAGTTGTTTTCCCCTTGCCTGTTTCCCCACTTGTCAGTATTCAAGCGATTCGGTCTTCCGGCGCCCCTTCCAGTTGCAACCGAGCCTTTTCTCTTCTTTGACTGCTTGGCTTTAGGCTCGTTATTATTCTCATCCTCGCTTTCGGATGCTTCTTGCTGGGCTTTTATGACCTCAACCTGCTGCTCAGTCTGGATCTCCGCAAGGTTTTCTTGCAGGTCAACAGTGTGTTCATTCTGCATCTCAACCCTTTGCTCTTCAACAAGGATTTGGTGCATCTGTTCGTCGTGCTTCTCCTGAAGGATGCGTTCCCATTCCTGCGGGGTGGCATAAGGCAGTTTCTCGCTTGCGGTCTGCTTCGACAGGAATCCACCGAGCACGGCAGTATTCAAATTCTGCGTAAGCTCACTAGTATTTAAATGCACGTAAGCCTCTATATAATGCCTTATGTTCGTCGTTATGAAAGCAAGCCTGTTTTCGCTTTCGATGCCGTACCCCCACGAGTAAATTTCCACCATCTTGTCGATGCATCCGTCATACTCCTGCGAGTCTGACATCGCCTTCTCGATGGCGTCAGAGTACATGATTTTCAGCGCGACGCCGGGGGTGTCGCCAGACTTCAGTTCAGGTGTCTTCACCGCGAACGACTGCTTGTAGATACTCTCTTCAAGTTTGTCAAGTTCGGCTTTGTATGCGTTGCTTGCATCCTGCCTGTTGAGGAAGCCAGCCTCGCCGTCGGTCGGCAGGAACATGATCTTGCTTGCATAGGACATATCCTCTGCCGCGATTACCTCGCTGCCTTCACCGCGCACATACATGATAGGAAGACCGAAGTCGTGGTTGCTGTGCGCAAGGTTGCTGAACGCACTCTCATAGTGTTCGATGGTCTCCTGAGAGAAAGTCCAGCACGGGCCGTTATCGTCACGCATATACGCAACAGGGATGCTGTCGAATCCGTGCGGTGTCTCCTCTTCCAGTTTGTAGCCGTCGATGTTGAAGAAATTATACACGGCACGTTTCGCTTTGTCGAAGATGTTATCCGCGTCTCCGTCGGCCACGAAGCGGTAGTAGTTCGTGTCGTCCCAAACGTCGATGTATCGCTTTGTCACCGAGCCGTCTTTGCCGTAGTTGCAGTAAGTCCTCGCAAACGTGTTCAGCCTGCCTGTCCGCAGGTCGTAGTGCGGATACAGCCTGTCGCCGTTGAGGAACGAGAACACGCGCCATCCGAACTTGCCGTTATCCATGAAGCCGACGAAAGCGCCGTCGCCCGTCGCCTTCACCGACTTGGCGAGCTGGTACCACGCCACCTCCATGTTCTTGTTCGCCCATCCGTTCTTGAACTCACCGAACACCCTTGTCACTTCGTCGCTGACCTTCTTGTCCGAGAGCTCGAACTGGATGTCGTTCCCGCACAGGTGCGTCAGGTGTTTGATGAGGATGATTTGCTGGAAGGAGAACGCGTAGCGCGGTATCTCTTGGATGTACCATCTTCCGTCTTCCTCGTTCTTCTGCCATATGTCTGGGTAGAGCGAGTGGTCGTTGATGGCGTGCCCAGCAGGGTCGAGTTCGCGCAGGAACTGTTCCTGTGTGACGATTTTCCTGTGCAGCCTATCGCGCTTGACGGGAGTCTCCATAGGCTCCTCGATAAGGTGACCCAAATCTGTTGAGTCGGGCATTACCCTCGTGAACGGCTTCTTTGTCAGAAGCCCTCGTATCTGTTTGTTGTTTAGTGTAGTCATTGTTATAGTGTGTTACCGTGGTGAAAGTCTTCTTATGCGCATGCGCTTTGATGTGCCTTTTGCCCAGTTCGGAACGCTCACATGCTGCTTCAGCTCGAAGATTTCCCGCATGAAAAGCGCCTCGAAGAAGTCCGGCGAGTGTCCGACGACGGACTTGCTCTTCATCTGTTCCTTGTGGATGATGCACCATCCCTTGTCGCGTTTCGACATGTCCTGGCGCACGCATCTGCGCTCCCGTTGCAGTATGTCGTACAGCGTCCTCGTTTCCTTGCCGACGGTGTATTTGCGCGTCAGCAGGCTGCGTTCCATACTCCAGTCGCCGTGCTGCGTCCTTTCCGCGAATCTGTATGCGCACTGCGACTTCTTGTTGTCGTACAGGTTCTTGTCGCGCCTGTCAACCGCCTCGAGGTTGTTGAAAGGCACGGCCTTCGGGAAAGCCCCCTTGAGCACCTGCCCCATGCCGTTGAGGTCGTACGAGAAGTCCTGTTCCAGCACGCCCCACTCGCGCAGCTTCGCCTGCAACAAGCCCACAGTCGTGTACGGGTCACGCCGGCACACATAGACATCTGCCACGTGCCAGCCTATCCAGAACCAGGTCACGCAGTTGTCGCCGCCGGTACCTGCCACGTCGCATGTCGCCCTGCGCACGCCGTCGCCGAGCATATGGCTGTTGTTGAACACCCCGTCGAGGTGGTAGGGCTGTATCATGTCGTCACTGGTCTCTATGACGTCCCAGTTGCCGCCGAGTTCCCTTGCCCGGACCTCCGGCGGTTGGTTCATCAGCGATGCGATGTAGTTCAGGTCATTCTTCAGCAGCGCCTTGTTCTCATCGAGGGCTGCCTTGATGAACGTCACCGACTTGACGAAGAACGACGTCTTTGTGTAGCCGTACTGTTCCCATTCCGGGTTCCACGCGTCGTCGATGACCTCGCGGCACTGCTCGTAGACCTCTTCCGGCGTGTTTCCCCAGATGATGTTGTCCACGCTGTTGTCCGGCATATAGCAGTAGCGCACGACGCCGTTTCGCTCCGGTATGGCGAACCCCTTCAGTTCTGGGTGCTTCTCCCCGTCGGCATATACCGTGTTCTCGTTGCCTATCCACCAGTCGAGGAACTTGCGCAGCCAAGACAGCGGGTCGGGGTTGCACGTGCCTAGGATTCGCGAATGCACGCCCACCGTGTTACGGTTCGACGTCATCAGAAACTTCAGCATCTCGAACGGCATCTGCGGCAACTCGTCGATACCGATGTAGGCGAACTGCTGTCCGCGGTACTTGGTGTCGAAGTCGGCCATCGGCATGTCGTAAATGGTGAGTCCGAGTTTCGCTCCCGAGCGGAAATACCACGTCATATCGTCCTTTGACTTGTTGTACCGTCCAAGACCTCCGAACCACCGCTTGCTCTCGTTGATGATGTTCTCGAAGTCGTCCTTGTTCTTTCTGAAGATGATCCCGTTGAAGCGTTTGTTGCAGATGTCGTACACGGGCTCCATGAGCATCGTCACCGTGTTGTGGTTGATGTTGAACCCTTCCGTTAGGTACAGGTGGTCGCGCCCGGACACGGTGATGCAGCGGCATTTCTCCTTGTCCCGCTCCTTGGTGACATACTGGATCTTCTTGGTCAGCACATTCGTCGTCTTCGGGCTTACAGGGACGTCGGCGTTAATCTTAGCGCGTTTCTGGCGACAGACTTTGGAGAACAGTTCCTTGTCGTTAGGCGCGACAAAAACGGCTTTCCAGAAGCCTATCTTGTCGGGTTCGTCCTCAATTCGGCTCACCTTTACCCAGATGCCGAGCGACCGTGCCAGGTCCGCCACATCGTCTATGAGCCGCTTGTTTGGCAGCGCCAGATATGGGTGCATGTTCTTCTGCGCCCCCTTTCTGAACATCACGCCGCGCAGGTAGTCCCATCTGCTTTCAACGGATGCAGTCTTGTACTCTTCGGGGATGAACGCCGGGGTTCTGTCCCTTCTTTTCGTTATCATCCTGCGCTTCTTGTCGTCCAGTCCCTTGAGGTAATAGTATCCGTCTTTCTCGTCGCGCCGGATGTATCCGAACTTGAACAGCGACCTGGCGACAAACGTGTTGTCGGTGAGCTTCACGCCGGATGTCTCGAACGCCCAGTTCCCGTCACCGCTGATGAATCCGAGCATATACGGGTGTATCGGCAGGTCGATGCCAGTCTTTTTCTCGTTCATCTGCACCTCGCCGCACAGCGGTATCTCCGCATAGTCGTATATATTAGCCCTTAGAGACAGCGGGAACGGCCTGTTTATGACATAACGCCCGAGGATGTCTTCTGTCGTGAGTACGCGGAACCCCTCATCAGGCGACAGCCTTCCCCAGAATCTGTGTTCCCTGGCCACCGAGACCTCCGTGCCGTCATCGAAATGCAGTGTGTAGACGGTCTGCTCACCCTGCTCGAATATGGCTTCAACGCGCTGCACGCCGTTGTATGGCGTACAGATAAGGTCGCCGACTTCGAGGTCTCCCATCTTCCTGTATCCTGACGGTGTGGCGATTTTCGTCCTGTATGTGTTGGCCTTGCCGCCTCCACGGTTTCCGCCGAATATGGTGATGTCCGCGCAGCCTCCCAATCCGAGTTCCTGCGCCCCCTGTTGTGCAATGAAGTAGCGCGAATCCCTCTTCGACGCTTCTTCCAGGCGTATGCGGTTGACGTGCTCCTGCGTGAATATCGGCCTGCCGTCCTTTGTCATCAGCCCGGAAAAACCTTGCTCATTATCCATATATCAATTAAAATTTTGTCTTTTGGCAAAATTACAAACAAACATTCTCACAGCAGATTGCGTAACACTCTCTGGCAGTAGATTTTACGGCAGATTTTACGGATTCTTCTATTATTGCAAGTGTCGCCTTCGTTAATTTTGCACAGGTGGCGCGAATGGCTGCGAGAGACGCGTGCATTGCTCCATCCGATAAGTAATTTAGCAAAATGGAGAAAGACATTTTAATTCAGAACTTACGCACACGCATTGGAGAAGACAATGCGAGCATCATCAGCGACAAGACCTTTGACGGTATCGCGACAGCGTACCTCCCCATGTTTTCCGACGACAGCAAGATCACCGACGAGTTGTGGAACTACCCGGTAGCCGTTCTAAACGCCTATGCTGGACAGAAGCGCCACGACGACAAGGTGTTCGCGGAGAAGTACAAGAGCGACTATGAGGCGCAGCACCAGAAAGACGTTGACGCCCGCGTTGCAGAAGCGACCGCAAAGGCCATCGAGGAGTTCAAGAAGGGTCTGGAAAACGCAGGCGGCGAAGGTGGTGAAGGCGAAGGAGCCAAGCCAGACACAAAGGCCGACGAAGGCATGGAAGAGCGCATGCGCGCCTTCATGGAGAACGCCCTCAAGGAACGCGACAAGCAGATTGAGGACTTCAAGAACACCATCAAGGAACTCACCGAGTCGCAGAAAGAGCGGGAAAAAACCGCGAGAATCGGCAGCGTCAAGTCTGCACTGAAGCAGCACCTGCTCGACCTCAAGGCCAACAACGAGGCGTGCATCGACGATGCTTTGGAAAGCATCGACTTCGGTGACGAGCCCAGTCTGGATGATTTCAAGCAGACCGCGGTGGCCGCCTACGAGAAGCGCTACAAGCGTTACTACGGAGACGGCGGAAAGCCCTTCGGCGGAGAAAGCGCAGGAGGCAACGGAGGCGGTTCAGGCTCAATCGTCAAGAGCCACATCGAGCGCGTGCAGCAGCAGGTGAAGGATTCGGAGGACTACGCCAGGGAAACCGAGGCGCGTTTCGCCAAGTGACACTGCTACAGCGTGTAAACGAACAAAAGAAAACAAAACAGATTAACTATGAGTTACAACGGAACAATCAACAACTACGTCAAGTTCTCCAAGAACATTGGCGGTGTCCGCAAGGCATACGAGGGTCATAATCTCCCTTGGATGTACTACGGCGGCTTCAAGTTCCCCTCTCTGGACGTCCTGCCCGCATCGGGCAATGTCCTGCCCGCGTTCACTCCCGTGAAGGTTGATGAGGAGGCTCGCACCATCGTGCCCATGTACGCTTTCAGTGTCAAGGCCGTGGACAGCACCAAGAAGACCATCACCGTGAACAAGGACGTCGAGGGAACCCGTGCCAAGGTCGGCATGAAACTGATGGCCCTGGGCAACAGCCTGGCCACCGCAGCCCAGACCGTGGCAACCATCAGCGCCATCGACAGCAGCGCAAGCGATGTCGATGTGCTCACCGTGGACAATGTTGTCGGCTCGGCTGGCGCAATCATCGTCGAGGCTGGTTCTGACAGCAAGATCAAGGTCATCCCCAACGGCCTGACCCCCT